ATGTCGCCCCTACAGAGGGGATCTAAGATGCAGAACAACGCTAGTACTGCTTTGATCGCTCTGGCTTGTATCGCGTGTCGTAGAGGCGCGACAGCTGAAGCTGCGACACTGTTTAATCTGGCTGTGTGGGACCCAGGCATTGATGACTTCTTGTCACAGGCTTTGACCAATAGCCCAGAAGCGTACATGATTGCAGATTCACTTGTCAGTGCTTCGCAGAAGAGCGATTTGGACGTTGCGATAGAGAGTTTGAACAGCGCCCTTAGACGCACGGCATCTAAGTCTAAGCTTTCACGCGTAGCCCTGTCTGCGGATAAAGATAGTGATGAGGATGGTACCTCGTTTACTGTCTTGCGGGATAAAGGGTACGATGAAGATGATGACGAAGATGACGAAGATGAAGATACGGAAGACGAAGATGCGACTGAAGAGTCGACGTCCTCATCTCCTATCCAATTCAGTTTCTAAGTGAACACCCCGTAAGGGTACTCAAAAGCCGGCCTTTGCGTCGGCTTTTGCTTTATCTACGGCAATTATAAGGAGCTTTGATGGACGTTACAGCGTTAGTCACAAACAGCAGTCCTTTGTATGCAGCTTTGAGTGGTGTGCAGCAGAGATTCAAAAACGTTTTAGGCTTAAAGCGATTCGTGTTCACTGTACACAACAACCCAAAGCAGGCACTCAGAGCTGTGTTTGGCTCAACCGATTACCCGTACGGTTGGTTTAAAGCTACGGGCTTGACAGTAGACCGAGATGCGGCCAACATCAAAACGATATTACGTAGGGGTTCGGGTGTAGCTTTGGCTACTGACACGAGCGCCACCGTGATGATAAACCACTACATTCCTGTGACTGTGCCCATTGAGTGTGAAGTGCATCTGGTTAGTGTTGCTGACGCGCTTGTGTTTGCATCTCAGTTCCTTATCGCTAGTTCTGCTGACCTTATGGACTTTGTCATATTTGCAGGTACTACGCGTTGGACAGTGAGCTTGAAGTCAGATGGTGATAACGTCCCTCTTCCACAGGATGTTGACCTCGATGAAGGTAGTACACCTGGCTCCGTTACGCTTCAGTTCACTATGACCATGAAAACTAAGATAGGATTCTCACGCGAAGGGGCGAAGATAAACAATGATGGTGCAGTTACTGTTGATCTTGACATTGCTTAGAAAGGAGATTCAAGTTGACTTTCAAGAAAGAAAAGTTCAGACCCCTTACGGGTACTATCGTTTTGGATATAAAGGCTGACTTTGTCGGTCTTAAGACTCGATATCCGTTGCGTAGAAACACTGCCTCTGTAGGCATGGAGACAGGCGGTGCTGACTATCAAACACAGAGCGTTGTCGTAGGCCCGGAAGGATATCCTGTGCAAGCTGCAACCAAACTCTTGCTGATAGACACACCGTCACCTATAGAAGCGGCTGTTGGCGGTACGACTATGCGTATTGACCGACAGTTTTTAATAGCTGGTTCATTTCCACAGTTAGTATTGTTTGCCACAGAGCAGACGAGAGTTAACGTGGTTGTGTGCTAATTTTTGATGCAAACCCAATCGTCTGGAGACCCTTTATGTTTGAACATTCAAGCCCTGGGGTATATTCTGCCGAGTATGACAGAGCGACGCAAGTTAAGGTAATTACAGGTGGCGCTGTCACCATGTGCGTACCTCTACCTCGTGGCCCTGTCGGTAAGAACGTATCCCTGTACGGTGACCCTGACATTGAACGAATCATTGGTAAGCCTACGGGAATCTACAAAGATTACGTGAACTATATCAAGATTCTGGCGCAGAAGGCCCGCGTGGTGAACGTTACCCGTGTGGCTTTAGATGCCCTCAGTGCAGGCGTGTACGTAACTTCCTTCAACAACTTCTCAACCACGCGTAAACTATCTGCGGGCTTCAGTGACGTAGATACTGTCCAAATGACGAACAAAGACATCATGTTTATATATGCTGCCTTTGAGGGCGCTTGGGCTAACGACGTGTACATCACCATTGAACCTGACCTTCGTGACGTTGAAGGTGTACGATTCAAACTGAAGGTGTACGAAGGCAACAACAAGACACCTACTGAAACTCACGTATGTACTACCTTCTACAAGGTGACAGATAGTGGCGATCAGTTGTTTGTCGAAGATGTAGTTAATGAGCAGTCCAACCTGATTCGCGTTAAGTTCAACCACGATCACTACAAGATATTGACTGATGCTAGCGCTTACGTTGTGAACGCTATCTGTGGCGGACCTTTTGACGCGAACAACCCTACGCTGACTAACGGCCAGCTCAATGGTGGATCTGATGGTCAGTTGATTGACATGCGCAATGGTGATATCAATATCCGCAATGCGAGTATTGCAGCTATCGTAGAGGCGTGGGATGTGTATCGTGACTGGGAGCGAGTGTATACTGGTATCCTATGTGACGCAGGCATGTCAGACCCTGTGATCGCTAACAAGCTGGATGAGCTGGCTATGAGCCGACAAGACAGCATTGTTACTAGCGGCATACCGCCTACGTTGCAAGCGCGGGATAGTGCAGTAGCCTATCGTCGTGGAGACAAGAAATACAACGATTCGTACTTCGGATTGAGTAGCTCTTGGTCTACACTTTGTAGCTCTGACGTGCAAGCGCGTGATACGGTGAACAGCCGTTGGTACTGGGTTCCTGCTTCAGTGTGTTTGGCATATTGTATGCTGACTGCTGACCAAGTAGCTCAGTGGCTTGCGCCGGCTGGTATGACTCGCGGTGTTCTGCCGTTCGCTACAGACGTGCGTGTGCGCTACGACTTGCCTGACCGTGATGTGCTGGTTGATAACCACATTAACCCTATCGCAGTGTTCGAAGGTGAAGGTATCTTCGTGTGGGGTGCTGACACTACTTACGCTGTGAAGAGCCCACTGAACGATATCGGTGTGCGCCGACTTCTGTCTATGCTGCATGCCGTTGTTCGAGTCAACAACTTGCCTGCCGTGTTTGAGCCTAACGATGATATCCTAAGATCTAACCAGAAAGAAAGTCTGGAAGAAGTCTTACGGCCTATCAGAGCTGGTCGTGGTTTGGATTGGTACGCAGTCATCTGCGACGATACGAATAACCCAGCGGACGTTGAAGCTAACGGTGACTTGATTGTTGACGTGTTCTTGGATCCAACTCGGTATACTAAGCGCATCCACATCAACGCCACAGTGCCTCGCGTTGGTGAGATTGAGTTTGCTCTCAGTCTTATCGACCGTACTAACTCCTAAAGAGGATATTGACTATGAGTAAGGTAACTCTTGAAGAGTTCTCTGAAACAAGTGACCCGCTGTTGGACGATAACTTCGAGCTTCTGATTCCTAAGCCACCTGTAGGCGGTACGGAAGGTGCTCGAACGTTGCGTCTGTTCTGTAAGACAGGCGTTAAGCCAGGCTCTACCATCGAAGAAGTGCTGAAAGAAGCGTTCGGTCACCAGTTGAACTACGCTGGTCGTCGCATCTACAGTCACTCGATGTCCACTGAGTACAATGAAAACAGTGAGATGAAGGTGTACAGCCTTCTGGAAGAGTGGGCAGACAAGATTCGTGACATCAAAACTCAGACAGGCTCTTTCAAGTCCGAGTACGCAACAATTGCTACATTCCGTATCTTCAAACAGGATGGCTCTGTTGCTGCTGAGTACACGATTCATGGCTGCTGGCCTAAGCAGGTTCCTGACTTGCAGTTCAACGGTACTGCGCAAGCTGTTCCAGTTCAGATTGAATGGTCTTTCGACTACGCTGAACGGGTGTAACACTGCCAGTGTAATGCAGGGCTGCTTCGGTGGCCCTTTATACCTTCAAGCGAGATCAGAAGCCTATGCTCATGATATTCAGACTTAGTAGCCTAAGCGCTACTGCCCCTGACGTTACTCAGTTCGATTGGTACAAGTTTGGTGGTAAACGCAGAGTGCTGATAGAGAACAAGACTCACGAAGCCAGCATAGAAGAGAACGATGTGTGGGGCGCAAAGCCTACCACTAGAGGCAAATACACAGTATTGCACAAAGACGATACGAGTGTGAAATTCATCGTAGATGCCGCTGCTATGCGTTCGCTGCTCACACGCAGCAAGCCGTACAAAGGTATGGTTGACGGCGTTCGAGTATCTGGCCGGGCACATGGAACTACAGGCGGCAAGCCGTCAGAAGAGATCGACCCTAATCCAGAAGCAAAGCAAAGACCCTATGAAGTCGATGCGGAAGGGCGCGTACCTGACAAAGCGCTGTTGAAGATGATTAAAAGCGCTGACTTGCCAGGCGCTGCGGGTATTAAATTTCTGCTGAAGAACACGTTGCTTACCGGTGAGGTATATCACTACTTTGACATGAGCAGTGTGTATAGAAACATAACAAGCACAGATGATAAGCAGTGGGAGAGACAAGTAGAGGACGCTGTGCTGAGTATCACACCTAAGAAGTATTTGGTTGGAGCAACCAAATATAAGTACGAAGGTAAGTTACTCCCCTGCCTTCTGATTGTGGAGAACTAATCATGAGTGCGCCGCGTAAGCTCACACTGGAGCATTTCATACAAATGAGTACCGGCGACTATGAACCTCACACAACTGAGAAGTGGCTGGTACGTGAGTTCCCTACGTTCAATGGCGTGACGTTAGATTCGACGACTGCTGAAGCCATTGACTTACCGTTCCCTGTTTTTAGCGACAAAGGCAAGTCTGTCGCGTCAAGTCAGGTATTCTTCCCGTCGGGTATATCGATATCTGGCTTTAGCGTTACTATGGGCGTCGATCAGAAGCTCAGAGCATTGAGATATGTCAATGCGTGGAGCGCAAACATTCGTAACCCAAAAACAGGCGGATACAAAACACCATCTAACTACAAAAGAACGATAGTCGTCGATCTCTATAACGTCAAAGGAGATGTTATAGGTTCTTCTGAATTGAAAAACATATGGCCTTTAGGTTTGCAGCAAATGCAACTTGATGGTGAGGTGAGACGCAACATGATCTCAATTCAATTTATGTGTGACGACCAAGCTTTCACATTCAAGTAAGAGGATATTAAAAATGGAAATACTGTTGGCTGATATGCCTTCCGGCGGCTATAAGTCAGGGCTTCCTGATGTGTTGAGCATGAAAGAGTTTGCAGGGCCAAGTCTGAACCATATAGGGAAAGCGATAGAGACGTCCTCTATGCTGCCTCTATTTGACGCACTGTCTTACGTAGCTAAGTTTGACGTGAATATGCTGTCTATTCCTGACGCTATGTACCTGCTGTACTTACAACGCACAGAACTCAACACTATCAGCCAACTGAAAGCTGTAGGTAAGTGCAGACATCCAGTGTTCGAGCATGGCGATGGTTCGCATGTGTACCGTCTCGATGACAGACGTGGTCCTATTGTGCATACTCGTCCGTGTGATGCACATCTGATACTTGACTTGCATAAAGACACGCCTGTTATAAAGCTCAACGATGCACATGACGAATACAGCCTGCCTAGAGTACACCATCTGCGTGCGTCTGAAGCTGAAACGTTGTCTGCTGTGGACTGGGTTGCTTGTCACTTAGATGAGCCTTACTCTGAGTGCGTAGGTCTTCTTGAGTCGCAGTCTGACTTGACTCTGTGGTTGAAGTTAAGCGCTTGGGCACAACGGGCTAGACACGGTCTGCCTAGAGAGATTCTAGGTCAATGCCCAGAATGTTCTCGCATGTCGAATGTCAGCTGGTCCTTAGTGCCTCAGATGTTTTTAGTATGAGAGTGCATGACTTAGAGATAGACCTTCCGAGCGGTAGAGATGGTGTGAGGATCGCACCACTAACGCTGACAGTCATGAGTGCGCTATACAATGCCAGCAAGTACGACCTCCCTGCAGTACTGATTGATGCATTGCAGCCGTATATCAACGTTCCGATACTCGACTTGCTTGAGGAAGATTTCAAGCAAGTGTTGGCTTGGTTTGATAAGGCTTCTTATCCTGAGACACTGCGCAACTACAACTGGAGATGTACCCAGCCGTATTGGGCGGATGCACATAACAATATCGAGTACGAGAATCCAAAGAGTCAGGATTTCAAACTCTTTGAGTGTAATACTCTGAACTCTGAACAGGTGCGTGATTTTAAAGTCACTACATCTGCAATATCAGACCTTCCTAGCTATATGAAATGGCCTACAGTCAGAGACATGCTGGAGAGCTATGATGCAATCGATGAGGGGCATTCGCCTAAGATTGCAGAGGCCGCTAAGTGGTTCAAGCACGAAGGCTCAGTATCCGAAAGAATAGTCCACATGACAATGACTGACGTGATAAACATCAACCACAAACGTCGGTCGTGTGTGAATATCCGAACCAGCTTTAAGTGTAACTGTTGTGGTAGAAAGTATTCTCACTTTGCGCCTCTACATCCGCTGAAATTCTTGCGTACTTACAGCCCGCAGTCCGTAATGGACATGAGCTGGAATTTGACGAGTTTCCTAGACGCCTACATACCAGACGATGCACCACTGATGAAATTTCTGTACTGGCACGGCTGTTACGTCAAAGACAAGAATGAAGCAGAAGAGCGTAAGCGTTTGGCCGCAGCAGCCAATAAATCTAACAGGTCTCGTAGACAGAACAGGGGTCTAGGATGAACTCACATAAAATGCTCATTGATGCTGCCGAACAGATGGCTGACTTGGGCGTACAGGGTGCGCCAGTTAAGAAGAAGCTTGACCTCATGGATGACAGGACATTCAACTCGTTGCATCTGTTGGACAGGCTTCTTGAGGACGAAATCTCAGACTTTGATAGTACCGACGTAAACATCGATGTCGGCGGTATCGTGAACAACGTGCGTACTGAGATTGTTGACGGTGATAGCAGCGAGTATACCACTGAGCAAATAGAGTCAGTAGGTAAGCGCACAAAACCTGAGAAGGTTGAGCCCGTCAAAGTGCAGGTGGATTTGCCTAATCTGATACCTACACTGTATGAACCTACCGTAGAGCACAACGAAGCCGTTGAGAAAGAGCTACATGCGCTGTTCAAGCTTACAGACACAGGCACAGCAGGTGTTATCGAAGCTCTGGCAGCAAATACAGCTATGATTCAACGTATGGGTGACGTACTAGGCGATTGGTTTGATTGGGAACGTGAGCAGGCATTCCGTAACGCAGCTCATGAAGCGAACAACTTGCCGTCAGTGTACGGTGGCAATAATAGCAGTGACAATAACGGCAGCAATGATGATGGGCCTGATGCTGATTTTCCTGATATGGGTGGGTCTGAAGGCGGACGAAATAAGAGCAAGAAACCGAAGCCCAATGGCGGACGAAGAAAGAAAAGTTGGGCTAAGAGAGCCAAGAAGTGGTTGTCCCGCAGAAAAGGTAAGGCGCAAGCGGTAGCACTACTCGCGCTGATGGGTGTTGCTGCTTACGGTGCCTATGAAGACAAGCAAGGGTCTAAGTATCATGCCGGTGAAGATGCAGATGACGAACTCGATGCTGAGACCGTAGAAGATGGCGAGTCTGTAGCGCAAGCAGAGGAAGAAACACCAGAAGAAGCTCCGTCGTTGACAGAACAGATACTGCCGCGTGATCCTATGGACCAAGCGGTCGTGGCAGCTACTGCTGCCACGACCGCACCTTCAGCTCTATCGAGTCAAAAGCTCTTGTTGCAGCTAAGGCGTCAGGCGGAAGTGTACTTAAGGCCACTGCTGGTGCAGCGAAGGGTGGAGCTAAAGGTGTAGGTCTGTTGACTGTGGGATTCGGTGCGTATGACGCATATCAGGTCCATGAAGACAAAACACTGACAGACAGTCAGAAGAACAGAGAATATGCAAAAGTAGGCGGCCGGACTGTAGGCTCAATGGCTGGGTATGGTGCTGGTGCCGCTTTGGGTACTACTATAGGTGCAACTGTTGGATCTGTTATCCCTGTTGTGGGTACTGTGCTTGGTGGTATTGCAGGCAATTTAATTGGTGGTTATCTTGGCTCTATACTTGGAGGTGAAGCGGGTGAGAAAATATCTGACTACGTTGTGGATAAAGTTCAAGGTGAGGAAGTCAAACATCCGCCTGTAGTCAACACCCAACCAATAGTTGATGTTCTTCGTGAGGCGCATGAAGAGGACGTCAAACTCCAAGAAGAACAAAACGAGCAGAACCAAGTGCGACCTACTGCGCCTTGGCTGTTCAATAGTCCTTTACGTGATAGACCAAGTGCTGGGGCTGTGCCTCCTATGAGCATGGCGCCAAGTAACTGGGGTGGCACATTCAATACGACTGCCACTGCTGTAGGCTCTGGTATACCGTTTAAAAACGCGGCTAACGTTCCTGGTCAGTCAGGCTCGTCCTCGTTCACTCCTGGCCGAGGTGCTACGCCTAGCTTGATCGACTTAACTGACGATCAAAAGAGAATCATAAACGAGGCTACCGGCGGCGATGAGAAAGCAGCGAGATTCTTGACTGGCGTGCTTGGCGTTGAAAACCGAGGTTTCGGTAGAGTACGCGAAGATAAAGTAAGTCCGGCTGGTGCTGTAGGCGGATATCAGTTCATGCCCGGCACGTGGAACGGCTTAGTCGCACAAGGTAAAGCCAGTGGCGACCCACGTAACTTCGGTGACGCTTCACGCGCCGCAATGTCTCTGTACAAGGAGCTAAACGCGACATACAAAGGCAATGAAGTGGCCATGGTTGCGCATTACAACGGGGGCAACGCTGGCGGCAGAGCTACTAAGGCCGGTCAAGGTGACACTAGCGGGCTGAAGCAAGAGACCAAGGATTACTTGAACTACTATTACCACGGGACTAAAAACCCTAAAGAAATAGCGGCTCAGGAAGCGGCTGTAGCTGCTGCTGTTGCTGCACCTAGTGTTGAAGCCACACCGGATACGTCCGTCACCCCGACAGAGCGCACTACTGTCGAATCAGTTGAGCGTGAGAATCCAGCTGACTCCAAACAGCCTATAGTGAACGTCACAGTGCCTCCTCAGGCGCCTGCGAAAGAGAAAGCAACGACTACGGCAACGAACGTGCCTGAGTACTTGCAACGACCTAAGACAGTAGCTCCTAGTACTGTATCTAATCCATCAACGCTTGACGATATGCCTGTATTCATCTCAGAAGCAGGCCTAGGTTTAATGCAAATGGGGACTATCTGATGTCTAGTTTTATATCTGCTGCGGGAGGAGGGGTTACGCCACTGAACAAGGCCAACCCCTTAACGGTTGATCCTATGTATATGGTGAAAATCTACAATACTAAGGGTTCTATCGCATTCACAGGTTATGTGCCTGAAGACTTCTCAATAGGTCTGTCTGCGAACTGGACATCTAAGTATGCCGACACTCCCCTGTCTTCGGCTGGGAACACACAGGGAGGTGCGCTACTTGAAGCTAGCGCCAACTTCGCAGGCTTCACAACGTTGAACAAACTGTGGACTGCTCGTACCTGGTCAAGCCCTTCGTTCCTTGCTCTCGATCTGCCCATAATGTTGAACGCATACAGCAACACAAGTACCGAAATCGTTAAGCCTCTTGTCACTCTGCTATCGTTATGTGCTCCTAGTGAGGGTGCGGGTGGTATGCTGGTACCTCCAGGACCGTCGCCTGCCCTAGCTATATTTGAGAAAGCAGGACAGATTGTCAATGATACAGGTAGTATGCTTACGGGCGGCAGTGGCGTCACAGGTAACACTAATAGCGAAGTAGGCAAGCTACTTGCTGACGGTGAGGCATTCACTGTCGAGATAGGTACATTCTTCAAAGCGTATCCTATGATTGTGACTAACGTCAACAGCAACTTCGATAACATCTTCGAGGACGGCACAGGCAATCCAATCAACGTTGACTTCATCTTGACTGTTGAGAGCTACTTCGCTATCACCCGTGAAGATTTAATTCGTTGGTTTGGTCAGGCAGGAGTTGAGGGATAATGACGACACATACGGTTGATAAATTCGGCATTGACCCTCTGCGTGACGGTATGTTTGATGCCGTCAAGACCATGACAATCGCCAAGCAGTACACTGTAAAAGCTGAAGAGCATATGAATCCACAGATTGTGGCGTTCGACAACTACGGAAGCACAGCGTATTACGAGATATTGCTGATCGCTAACGGGTTGATGCATCAAAGTGAGTTTGTCTCTGGGTTGAAGATAGTGATCCCTACTGCGACAGCAGCTAAGGCTGAAGCCCGTAGACGCAATGTGACCTTGTGAGGTATCTATGTCCAGTGCTGGTTCCATACGCGGGAGTGGCTATTTCTCTCTGAAGATCAACGGAGAAGACCCGCCGAATACGTATAACTTGCTTCGCAGTGCGACAGGCGTTGAAGGTCCCCACGCACCGCCCACAGCTGTCATTGAGTTCAACGATTCAAACGGTGTGCTGCGTGATAAGATGGCTATAGTGGATGGCACAAAGATCTCTATATCCATAGGGACGTCGGAGTCAGACTGTGAGACCCATGACTTTCGGGTGTTTTCACCTAGAACGACTGAGGTGGAAGGTGCAAGAATCATCCGCGCTGTCTGTGTGTTAGACAAACCTCAATATCTGTACGACGTGCGCTCTGCGTTCAAGCGAGGAAGCTCATTAGACGCAATCAAAGATTTGTGCAGTACTGCTGGTATCGAAGTCGAGACAGACATAAAGCCTAATGATTCGATGACTTGGCTATCTATAGGCAGACCTCCTCGCGTGGCCGTAAACGACATCATCAAACGCATGTGGTTGGGTGATGGAGCTCTGCCACAAGCGGTGCTGTCTAGTGGCGGCAAACTAATCATACGTGATGTGTCTGAGCAGCTCAAAGGTGAGCCGAAACGTAAGATGTTCTACATGTACGCTCCTGAAGATCAAGGTGTGTTGGTATCGGAGTTCCGCACCAAGAGTATCAGTGGCTTGCTCAACACAGCCCACAACTATGGCTCAGTGTCTAGTCACAAGCTTATGGATGGAAGCACTGAGACTTTTGACAGTGTTAACATGCAAGCTGACGGCGAAGTCAATATAAATAGTGATGTACGTAGTGCCATAGTTAAGACGAACATGGCGCATGACGTCCGGGACCCGGGCACTACGGGCGCTGGTGCAAACGTACATAAGAACTGGCATAAAGCACAGTTCAATAACTCCAAAGTGGCTGCGTCGTTCACTGAGATGGGTCGTGCTCTTGTTCAAGGCTATGTGGGTCTGCAAATGCTTGACTGCGTTGAGATATTTGCGTCAGAGCGTAACGGTGACTCTATAGGAATAAACAAGAAAGATAGTGGTAAGTGGATTATCTTCGGTCGTACATGGCGATTCACTGGAGGTAGATACTCAGAGGCCTACTTACTGCTGCGCAACTACACGCCAGTAGAAGGCACAACTCCGTTAAGCAGTAAGAGCACCGGGAACAACGGCAAGCCGCCAGTGCAGAGTCTGTCTAACACAGTGCGGCCTGATCAAC